AACGCCACGCGTAGGTCGCGCTGTACTCGGTACTACTCCAGTACCACGTTTCGGCTAACTGGGTCGCGCCCTCGATAAACGATAACGCATAATTGATTTTACGCATATTGGCGTAAATCATCATCAACTCACCCAAAGACGGCAGCCACCAACGCCCGGCGGTTAAGCCTTTGCCGTTTGCATTTACGCGGCTGTACTGCGCACAAAATCCCGGTGCGTAACTTGCGCTGCTACATTCGGTATGTATAATCTGTGCTGCCGTGCTTGCCTTACCCGTCCAGTCGTCTAACGCTGTCAGTCGGTCGCTTGTGGTCTTACCGCCTGCGCTAACGGCTGCGCTACTCCAGTAAAGCGACGTTTCGGTAGGTGCTACGACTAAGATTTTGCCGCCCTCTACGACTACCACGCCCTCGGCAATTTCGCCGCTGTTCTGATAGCTCGCCCACTTGTGAGGCTTTACCATTAACGGGTAATCGTCGCTGTTACGGTGGAACATAATAAACACACCGTCGTTAATGCTGTTAAGGTCGATACCTGCCAGCAAAGACGCTTTGAGGTTTGCCAGCGATACTTTAGTAGTGTTACCGCTACCGTCGGTTAGCGGTATGTACTGCGACGCGGTTACGTCTGTAACCGTTGTAACCGCCGCTAAAGTCTTTGTTTTCTTTGTTGCCATAATCTAAAACTTTATAGGGTTATGTTTTTACCAACTATTATCGTTTGCTGCACCCAAAAACAACCCGGCACCCAGTACGGTACTGGCTTGCTGCGGATATTGGAAAGTGTACATTTTGCAGACTTCGCGCATAACGCCGCCGTTAATCGTAGTTAGTGAGCCATTAGCATACACTTTTACGTTATTTTGGTCGTCGTTGGCGTTAATCAATAAAACGCGCTGGCTGTTGCTCATTGATAGCAGGAAATTATATACGGTGCTGCTTGTAATTTTGAATACCACAACGTCCACCGGAAAGCCTGCGTAATCGCCGTTACTGCCGTACATCGGTAGTGTGTAGTAGGTGTTATCGTTACTATCTTTTGCAGACGTAAACGTAACGTATGCGCCACTATTTGTTACGCCTTTGGTATAATAGTAGCCGTAACTACCGTGTACTACCAATACGTTACGCATAGCCGCGCCGAAATCACCTCTGCACCATATATCGGACGTGTAAAAACGCAAACTGCGGCTGTCTTTTGTACCTTGTTGGTATAAATCGCCGTTGTTAAACCACATACGCCCGTTGCTACCAAAAGACATATTACACACCACGTTACCGCTGCCGTCTATACAATCCAAACTCTTAAAACTACCGGTTACACCTTTCAGCGTGCCGGATATAGTTACGTTTTCAAACGTACCCGTTTTGCAGGTTACGTTACCGTCCTTTGCTTGGAATAGGATATTACCGGCTGCGTCTTTCATATCAATAGCGGTAACGCCCAAATTTTCCACTAACGCGTAGGTCGCTAACAAAATCTTTGTTGCTACCAATTCTATAGCGTCGCCCAGTTGCCAGTAGCCGTTATTATTCGCGGTAGTGCTGCCGGGGTAATTGCTTGCCGTCTTGGTGTGGGATTTTACGCAGCTGTAGTAATTGCCGTTATACAAAACTACGTCTTTCCACTGTTCACCTGCGCCGCCTGCCTTGAAAGCGTAACCCGTAGCGCAATCACTCCACGCCTGCGGCCCACGTAGTACCGCGCCCTGCTCCCCTTTGGCTCCGGTATCGCCTTTATCCCCTTTGCGGATAAATTTAACTACTTGCGTCCTTGTTACACCCATATTACGACACGCTTGTAATGGTTACTGATACGTCGCCGCCTGCCTGCACACAGTGGGCGCGTGTTACGGTTTGGCTTGCTTTCGGCGTGGTTCTGTCGCTGTTCAGATATACGCCTGCCGCGTCTTTCAGCACAAAGTAAAACTGAGTGTCTAACGCCTTTGTGGACGTGCCACGCTTAACGACTACCGGGGTGTAGGTTACTTCGCCGTTTCCGGTTGTGTCCTCGGTTATCGCCTCATCTTCGGGGCTGGGGTGGGGGTCTATGTCGTAAGGGTCGGACGCGTCCATAACGCTTTGTATGTCCGTGCCAATCTCTGCGCCTGCACGCTTAACGTGTACGCGGTACTCTCCGTAGGTGTTAATATCGTCGGCATATACGGTTAGCGTCTGCGACGTTGCGCCGGTAATAGTTACCCAGCCCGTAGCCTCCATTTTCTCCCATACGTAGGTCAAATCCTTTGTTAAGGCGTTACCGGACTGGTACGCCATAGCCTTTAATATACAGCTGCCGCCCTTTGCGGTTATTACGAAATTCTTTGTATCGCCTGCTGCGATAGTTACGCGGTAACTGCTGCCGGTCGCCTGCTGTATAGGTATGGTGTACGTTGCTTGGATTGTATCGCTTTGCGTGCCATACGATACCGTAGCAACCATTTTAATAGTAGCCGGGGCGTAGCCTGCCAAAGCGGAAATATCTTTAAGGATTTGCAACCCGTAATAAAGTTGGTCGCCGCTTGGTGCTACGGTTTGGAAATATCCGGCAAATGTTCCGGTAGATACGCCGCCGCTAAATGTGATTTTTTCGCCGTTGAAATAATACTCCATTGCGTCGGGGTCTGCTACTCCCTCGGCTACGCGGCTACTCATACAGACAAAATACAAAATCGGCTTTGTCGTGGCAAAATTAGGGTACACCGCCGTTACGTCGTTGGTCGTTCCCTCATAGTCTATAAACAAATCGCCACTGGGCGACATTATCAGCGCGGTATATGTTCCGGCCTTGCTGATAAATTTAATAGTTCTGCTGGTACTTGCTACACTCATAATTAAGCCTCCGTTTCTTCGTTAGTGGTTTCTACTGTTTCGCCGTTCTCGGTCTGTTCGGGTTCTGCCTCGGTTTCACCCTCTACGGGTTCGTCGCTTTCCGGTTCCTCCGCGTCCGGGGTATCGGTCGGCTGCTCCGTTTCGGTTTCACCCTCTACGGGGTTGTTGTTCTCGGTCTGTTCGGGTTCTGCGGTTTCTCCCTCAGTATTGCCCGGCTCGATAGTTTCCGGCTGTTCTGCCTCGGTTTCGTCCTTTTCTACTACAAAGCGGTCATCGGTAGCCGTCGGCAGTTCCCTAACTACGATACCGTCCTGCTCTTGGCGCGCTTCGTGTGCTGCCAGTGCGATACCGCCGATTTGCTCCAAAATCTGCGGCAGTTCGGTTAGTCGGCCAAATGCTAACATATCTGCCTGCCACAGCAAATAATTACCGTCCTTAACTTGGTTTCTGTCTTTTTCCAAATGTAGGTACTGCACTACTTTGGGATTTGCTTTAATGTAACGTGCCATATCTTTTACTGCTATTAGTGAATAATCAAAACTGAGCCGTCAGCGTCGCAGAAAACCGCGCCGTCGGCTGCGTCGGTAAATGCGCCTGCGTAGCCTCTATCTACCACGTCCAAACCGATAACCGCGCCGTAGTTTTTATCCATTTTGGTAGTAGGGATAACCGGGCTTTTGCCGTGCGCGGTCAGTGAATAACTTAAACTGCCGCTGGCTTTGTTGGTCGCCATATACCACAGCGGCAAAAGTTCAGTTTCGGCGTTGGCTATTTCTCCGTTGGTTGTGCGGATTATCGCCGTAGGTGCTACGGTTAAATGTCCTGCCGGAATGTTGTAGGGTACGCCCGTAATATCAAATTCATATTTCGGTATTCTACGCACAAATACCGCCTCAGCCTGCGGACTTGCTGCCGTCAGTGCTACACTGCCGGGGTCGCCGTCTGCGCTGTATTTAACCCTACATCTAAGGTGCATTTCGCTACCCATTAGCCAGCGGTTAATAGTTACTGAGTTGTCATTAACGGTAATGTCGTAATCCATTACAGCGTCTGTTTCGGCGGTGTACCAGCTGCCGTTTTCGTCTTGCACCTCCCAAACCAAAGCGTATTTGCTCGCGTCGCAAATCTTATCGCCTACCCACACCGTAGCCGTTACGGTCTGCGTCTGCGCGTCGGAAAGTGGGTTAAATATGGTTTGGGCTGCTGCGTCCAATTCCACGCGTACAACATCGGACGCGCTGCTACAACTAACTAAATAGCTGCCTTGCACTACCATAACCTGCCCGTTACGGCTGTCGATATACTCAGCATAGAATACCAGCGTAATAGGTACTTTCGGCTCGGCGTTCTTCTTTACCTTGATACGTCCGGCATTGCCTCCGCTGGTGGTAATCTCGTAATCGGCATTATCGGACGCTATCAGCGTCTTTGTGCCGTTAATAATTTCATACCAGCGTACATTTGTCAGCGCGTGGTTAATGCTGCCTGCCGCTAATACTTCGTCCTTATCCAGTATTGAAATAACCGGCTGTAGGATAAACGGCGTTAGCGTATAGTCGGGCGTGTATTCCTGCGTATCGGCGTTATAATTCTGTTGGCCTGGTACGCTGCCGTCCACTGCAAAGGAAATCTGCAACTGCAACGGCTTCCAATTAAAATCAAATCTTTTCGTTTTCATATTAACTATGCCTTTCTACTAATACTGAAAAATCGCGGTATCGGTACCAGCTTCGTTACCCATACCGTCGCGCAGCGTTACCGTTGCTATAAATTTTATGGTCTTTGGCATATAGCCGTTAAAATCGCAGTCGTCTATAGTCAGGTCTATACTTTTGCCTGCGCCTGCGCGTTTTAACGCCCACGCTTGGTCTGATATAACCCTTTCCACACCGTCCGCGTCCTCGCTGTATCGCGTCCACTGTACGTCTGCGTCCAATATGTCGGCTGTTACGTCCATATTGTAGAGTTTGGCGATAATGGAAAGTGTGAGGTTAAAGCGGTCGGGGTCAAAAATATAGTCGGTATCTGCAAACTCTACCGTAAACTCCGGGTTTCCCTCAACCATAGCCCAGTCGGTGTTATTCCACGCCGGGGCGGTTGTGGTTCCGGTCTTTGCACATCGGTATTTACAGCCGTTATACCACACGTCCGAAATTTCATATATCCCGGTGGTCGGGTTCAGTGCCTCGCAGTAGTAATCTGCCGTAGCACTCCACGCGCCCCTATCTACAACCGTACAAACCGGCTTACCTTGATAGTCTATGCGTATAATGTCCTGCACGATTAAGCCGCGCGCATATACGTAGTCTTGCCCCTCGATAGTCGGCAAATCCATAGCCTGCAAAAACTCCGGCAGCGTGCCGAAAGTTGCGCCGTAGTTCGCCGCGTCTATGATAGGTTTTGTTACGCCCGTTAGCCGGACTATCCGGCCCTCAGTGCTTGATAGGTAAATGCAGCTTTGGCGTGTCTTGTCTGTTTGGTTTCCCCAGCGCGCTATTTTCATCATTTCGCACGGTGGGTAATTCTTACCGGCTGGCGTTTCTTCGTCGGGGTATAATGTTACCTCGATATAATTGTTTGCCGTGTTTACGCTGTTCACGCGTAGCCAACTGGTATAATATACGCCACTGCCTGCCGCCAAAGTGTTTATTATACCTTTCAGCACGTTGTTAGGGTACTGCGCAGTAAAATAGCCGTCCCACTTGCTTTTAAGGTGCAGGCCGTAGCAGTTATCGCCCAAATCGTCCACGCGTTCTATAGTGTCGCCCTCGGTCAAAATTTGGTCGCCCTCGATAGCGGCCAAACGGTTTACGATAAACTCTACACACTCAAAGTAACTACGTACCCGGACGCTTTCAAACTCAGCATTTCCGTTTTCGTCAATTCCTGCACCCTTACCGGCGTAAAGCGATTTTATAAACTCGCCAAACTGCGCACCACCTTTGAAAAGCGACAAACCTAATACGGCTATCATTTTCTCAAAGGTTATATTTCCTTTGGCTACATCGTCGGCCAACCTCGATAAAAACTGCTGCCTAACCGGGCTATCTTCGCTTAGGTCTT